TATTTCACCAAACAAGATGACTTTTGGCCCATTAGAGAATGGCCTCCCTGGGCACAGGCTACCGCCCTACAATCCCATAAAAAGTATCGAGACCGATACAGAATATTCCTTTTCTGGACCTTTAACGGTCTTAATCCAAACACTGCTGCCGGGTGGCTGTACATGTCGGACTATAAGCACAATATCCCTCTCGCAGGGATCTATGATAACTCTGCTGTCAGCCAAATCAACGGAATGATCAAACAAGCCAGAAACGGAACCATGTTCGAAAGAGACAGAAGAGGAAGAACATGGGACATGATCCTAGGAAGACCAGATTAAATCAGGCTTCATCATTCTTTATCTTTTTCAAAGCACGATCATCTTCAATAGCTCCATCAATCTCATCAATCTGACGCTTAGCCTCAGACTCCTCAAAAGCCATAAGATCAGCAGGCTCGAGTCCATACTCATCGCCCTCAAACATCACACGACGATCAGCAACAACGTTGCCAAAAACACGAGGATCGTCGAGATCATCAGCTCGATAACGACGGGCTTCCTGCCAATCATCATAATCAGCATCAGCCCCATACATAGCAGCAAAATTCTGCCGATTCTGCCAAGGGGCTCTCCTAGCACGGGCGACCCGATCAAGCCTAGGAGCCGCAAACCGCCGTTGAGGACGCCCCATCTGCCCTTGCCAATACCTGTAGTCACGATTGAACCATCGATCGCCAAAGTTATGAACTCTTGGACGAAAAGGGGCTCTCGCACGATTCCGCGCGAAATATTGTCTTCTATAAGGTTCCATCCCCCTTTATTCAAAATGAAACTGATTTGGGTTGGACAAATCAATAAATTCTGGAGCACGAACAGGAGGAGCCAACAAATTGACATACTCCACACCATCCCAATTCACCGGAACTTGGGGCCCTTGATGCACCGCACCAGTTCTAAGAATCTTACCAAATTCCCGAATTCTTCTATTAAGAGGATTCTGAGCCCAAACCATCTGATGCGTTCGCTCAGCGTTATACCATTGCTCCGGCTCTTGATTAGTCGTAAAAACGATACGACGCGAAGTGAATGAAACAAATCCACCTTTGGTTTCAACTCTAAGAGGATATCTATCCAAAATTTGCAAAAGCAATGTAAAAGGGCAGCAATGAGCATAAAACTCATCCCAAATAACAGTTTCCTGACCATCATAATCATCCCACCATTTAGATTTGTCCTTCCAATAAGCATCTGGATACTTTCTCCTACAATATGAAGACTTTCCACTCCCAGAAGGTCCAACAATAATTTTAACCTTCATAGGCCAATCACGTTGAGGCATCTTAATACGCTTATACTCCTTCAATCCACGTTGATATCTCATAAAAGTGCCAAAGAAATTCTCAGCAATATAAGTCATAGGCTTTCCTTCATCAAGAGCTCTCTTCACATGCAAAAGATCAGAACGAGAACCAGCCCCAGGCTTAGGACGACCCCACTCCCAAGGTCCATCAATACGAGTATCATGCTTCATAGCATAATTACGAGCTTCTTCCATAGTTCCACGTCGAACCTCAAGATGGGCACCCTCCAACCCATCGCAAAAATTTTGAACCCAATTATATCTTTTTTGCCCAGAAAATTCGGCATAGCCTTGATAATGAAGACGAGATGTCTCATCACCCAACTCGAGCTGATACACACAATAAGTGCAATCTGGCCATAAACTAGGATCCAAAAGAGGATAACCATCCTGCAAAGCAGGGTCCTCGGGCAAAGTGACCCGAAAACATAAATTGCGCGCACCAGAAGCACGCGCGGCCATAGTTCGTTCACGGGAGACCCCTACACTCACAAAAATCTGAAGCCACAAGTGGCTTCGAGGTGACCGGGAATACTGGACGGTCACCTCGAATCCTCGGCCTAGCGGCCTGCGGGAATTTTTCTCCATACTCCAAACATTTTTTTTGGGTAGCTTACATCATTAGGCCTTTAGGAATTCCCCCTCCCGCACTTTTGGAGAGAGTCAAAAAAAAAGTCGCCGACAGTCGCCGACAAAGCGCCGCATTTTGAACTCAAAAAATTTTGTCCGAGCACTAGTTTCTAAAATATTTTTAGAAGAGAGGGGTGCATGCAACATGTCCAACAAGAGCCTAGAGGAACATCCAGACGAAGAGGCTCAGAACCAAGAGCAAGTGATCGATTGCGACGAACAAGTCTACTATTCCCCGACGTCGCAGAAACGCTTGAACTTCGACGATTCGGGCCCCATGGAGGACGAAGAATACGAAGACGACGAGCATCCGCTTTTGACCCGCTCAGACGCCTTCATGGTGCACGTCCGAAAGCCGTGGGGGATGAAAGAACCCATGAGATCAGACCAATATGGGGAACCATCCCAGGAAAGTTCTTCAGAAGATGAAGAAGATAAGGACCTTGCCTGGTTCTTTCACACACTCCACCCTGACGTAGATAAATACAGTCAGATCGCATGGTGCAGGACATACGCAAACTTCTTGGCAGCTCAGATGCCGAAGAACCGTCCCAAGACGTACAAAAAGAGCAAGACTAATTAAACTTCTCTTTTGGCCTTTATTCATCCCATGAATCTGATGCGAGCATTGTACTGAATGGTTGGGGTGTTGAACGTGCTCGATGCATACGCAATCACGTGAATACTGTTGTCAATCACGTTGGCAATCACAGCAGTTGTGCCAGAGTTGAAATTCACAGGCATCTCCAAAGGAATGAACCACTCAAAGTCAACGAGACTCCCTCCATGGTAGAAGTCATTGGCGGCCAAATGACCATTGTTGTTGGGGGTGAGATCATAAGTCCCACTCTTCAACACCCTGAAGCGAGAGGCAAAAAGAAGATTCCTCAAAGGATCAGCAGCTCCAGCACTTGTGTTCATCTGATTCTTGAACACATCCTCCGAGTTCAATTGAGCACCATTGGTCTGCATGTCCTGAACAACAGCAATGAAAACCTTGCAAGGATACGGAGGATCCGCAATACCCTCCTGAGCAGGAATGGCACACTGTCCCTTGATTTGAAGGGACTTGATCACAATCCTTTTTCCATCACGGTTCTGCTCCCCATCACCCTGAGCAGGGGCGCTCAAACAAGCAACAGCTCCAGGAAGAGCAGTAGGATCAAATTCTCCAGCACTAGCATCAGAAGCAGCATTCAAAGCAACAGCTGCAACAGCAGTATCGAAGAACTTCTTCTCAAGGCCGAGAAAACCGGCAGTGCGGCGATTCAACATAGCCCTTGCGCGTCGAGCAACAACGCCTCTCCTTGCCAAATACAAAGGACGCGAACGACTCCGACTCGCATAACGCGAACGACTCCTAGAAATACTCATAGCACGAGGACCTGAATAAGATCCACGATAACGAGCGCGACCACGAGGACCTTCCATCTAAAAAATGCGCGTGAAAACACAACTTACGAAGCGAAAACTCTGAACCGAGCGCACCTTAAGTTGGACAAAAAACTAAAAAAATTAAAATGGACATAGGGTATGAACCCAAAGACGCCAGGGAGGGACGCTTGTGGAATTATTTCACCAAACAAGATGACTTTTGGCCCATTAGAGAATGGCCTCCCTGGGCACAGGCTACCGCCCTACAATCCCATAAAAAGTATCGAGACCGATACAGAATATTCCTTTTCTGGACCT